CCTTCGATGAAAAAGACCGTCGTGCCGAACCGGAATATGTTCATGCTCGCCGCGGCTGGTGCGGTGGCGATTGCCCGCGGCCACGACCGGCTCGCCTACGGTTCGCACGCTGGCGATCACACGATCTACCCGGACTGCCGGCCAGACTTCGTGCAGGCGATGTCAACCGCGTTCAAGCTTTGCGATTGGAAGAGTCTCGAACTGTTCGCACCGTACTTGGACAAGACGAAAGGCGACATCTGCAAGATCGGGCTATCCCTCGACGTTCCATACGGCGAGACATGGACTTGCTACGCGGGTGGCGAGGTCCCCTGCGGGAAGTGCGGGTCCTGCACCGAGCGGGCTGAGGCGTTCGAGGAAGCCGGCGGCGTTGATCCTTTGATGGAGGGTGTCAATGGCTAAGAAGCTGAAAGTGCCGGTAGATGTCACGCGATCGTTTCATTTCTACGCGGCCCATCGAAACGCTGAGATCGGCGGCAAATGCGCCAATATCCACGGCCACCGCTACGGGCTCGATGTCACGGTGCGGGAGCCGGCCAAGGGCAGCGTGACCATTTTGTTCGAGGAACTCGAAGAACGAGTCAAGCCGTTGATCGAAGAACTCGACCATTCGCTGCTACTCAACAAGTCAGACCCGGCGGCCGGCGGGCTGATTGCCAGCGGGGCGTGTAACAAGATTTTTTTCGTCAGCGGCGAAACCTCGGCTGAGAACATGGCCTACGTGATTCTCGGCCGGCTTGAAAAGCTGGGGCTCAACGTCACCGAGGTTGTCCTCCGCGAAACAGACTCCTGCACCGTGAGTATCAAGAAATGAAGAAATACGTTGTCAACGAGATTTTCTACTCCCCGCAAGGAGAGGGCATCCGGGCCGGCGAGATGACTGTGTTCGTCCGCATGACCGGGTGCAACCTTCGTTGCAGCGTTGAGCCGGGGCCTCTGAGCCCGGGCGGCTTCGACTGTGACACCGAGTTCGAGTCTGGCAGGAAGATGACCGCCGAGCAGATTCACGACGAAGCAAAGCGGCTCGTCGGCAAGCCGGCCGAGTGGTATCTGGAGCAACAAGACGCAAGCGAGCCGTACATCATCTTCACTGGCGGCGAGCCGGGGCTTCAGCTTGACGAAGCCCTCGTCATGTACCTTCAAGACCAGGGCTTTCGGGTGGGGATCGAAACCAACGGGACAGTTGACGTCTCGCCGCTTGGGCTCGACTGGATCACAGTAAGCCCGAAGGTTGCCGAGCACGCGGTCAAGCAGGCCGAGGCCACCGAGATCAAGTATGTCCGCGGTTACGGTCAGGCGATACCGAAGCCGTCGTGCAACGCTGTATACAAACTCATCAGTCCCGCAACCTCCGGGCTTGAGTTTGACCACCGAGCCGTCGCGTGGTGTCGGCAACTAATCGCTGAAAACCCTGAATGGAGACTCACGTGTCAGTTGCACAAAGTCTGGAACCTTCGCTGACTTGGAGGGACGCCCAGCGGCTCGCTGCGGACGTTGCTCGACGAAACCCGTTCGCGACCGCCGTCTATGGTGTTCCCCGCGGAGGCGTTGCCGTAGCGGCCCTGACGGGGCTCCCTATCTATACGCCTCCGTGGGCCAGCGTGACCCCTGACCGGCTCGCGGCCGAAGCCCCCGACGGGCTGCTCGTTGTCGATGACTTGGTGGATTCTGGCAGGACTGCCGAACCGTATGTCTCGGCCGGCCTCCGGTTCGATGCGATGTTTCGGAAGCCAACGTCTCCACCGGAGTATGCCCCGCTCGCCGAGCCGGCCGAGGGGTGGATCACGTTTCCTTGGGAGAACGAAACCGGCCCGGAAGACGCCGTCGTGAGACTGCTGCAATGGATCGGCGAGGACCCGAGCCGGGAAGGCTTGGTCGATACGCCTCGCCGGGTAGTCAAGGCGTTTCACGAGATGACCGCCGGACTGCGTCAAGACCCCTACAGTGTACTTGGCACGGTATTCAACGAGTCCAGCGATGAGATGGTAGTGGTTCGAGGGATTCGGTTTTCGAGCATGTGTGAACATCACTTGCTACCGTTTACCGGGACGGCCGCGGTCGGATACGTTCCACGTGAGCGGGTGATTGGCCTGAGTAAGATCCCGCGGCTCGTCGAAGTATTCGCCAAGCGTCCACAAGTACAAGAGAGGATGACCAACCAAATCGCCGAGACACTGATCGCTGCACTCGACCCGAAGGGGGTGGGCGTGGTTGTCAAGGCTCATCACTCGTGTATGGGGTGCCGAGGCGTTCGGCAACCTGACGCGGAAATGATCACCAGTTCGATGTTAGGATGTATGCGGCACGACCCCGCAGCCCGTCAAGAATTGCTGAGGTTGATGTAATGGGAGCACGAGGAAGAAGAACTACGCCTTCGATTCTCAAGTATGTTCGGGGCAACCCGTCAAAGGAGAAGCTGCCGGATGACGAGCCGACCCCTGACCTGCTCGACGAGCAGCACGAGCCGCCCGCGTGGCTGAACGAAGCCGAAGCCGCCGAGTGGCGTGAACTGGTGCCGGTGCTGGTCAATATGCGAGTGTTCACAGAGGCCGACGTCCTCGCGGTCGGAGTCCTCTGCACTTACATTGCGGAGATGAAGGAGTGCCGCGAGAAATGCGAGAAGCTCGGGGCTGACACTGTGTATATGGAGCCAGACCCGAACAACCCTGGCAAGATGAGAATAAAGCACAGTCAGCCCTCGTCCTGGCACGTTCGGATGCAACAAGCCAAAAAGGCCATGCGTTCATTCATGCAGGAATATGGACTCACCGCCTCAAGCAGGACTGCTATCTCGCTCAATGCTTCCCAATCTCCTAACGACTTTTCCGCGTTTCTCGAAAGAAGACGCAATCGAGCAGGGGCTTGACTACTACTACTCGGAGGATGCAGCCGAGGCAGTGATCGAGTTTTTCGTTCGCTATCTTCGGCACTCGAAGGGCCGGTTCGCCGGCAAGCCGTTCGAGCCGCTCCAGTGGCAGTATGATCTCCTGACTACGATGTTCGGCCACCTCAGGGTCGCCGACGGCAAGCGTCGGTTTCGGACGTCCTACATCTCGACGGCCAAGAAGAACGGGAAGTCAAGTCTGCTGGCTGGCGTAGCGTTGTATCTCACGTGCGCCGACCTCGAACCGGGCAGTGAAGTCTATTCGGTGGCCTGCGACGTTTCACAAGCGTCGATTGTTTTTCGCGAGAGTGCCTTGATGGTTCAAGCGTCGCCGGAATTGTCTCAGGTGCTGGAGATCAACAAGACGCGAAGGAACATCGCGGACGTCGCCTCATCCTCGTTCTACCGCGTCTTGCCCGGTGAGGGCTTTCGCGTTGAGGGTATCAACTCGCACGCGATCTTGTTTGACGAGCTCCATGCCCAGCGCGACCGCCGCTTATATGACAGTCTCAAATACGCGGGTGCGAGCCGCGAGCAGCCCTTATTTATCGCCACCACGACAGCAGGGTACGATCGAGAAAGCATCTGTTACGAGATGTACCAGCACGCCAAATCGGTTGCTCGCGACCCGACCTATGACGAGACATTCCTGCCCTACATCTGCGAGCCGGCCGAAGACGTCCCGTGGCACTCGCCGGAAGCGTGGCGGGCAGCTAACCCGTCGATGGGCATTACCATCAACGAGGAGGCCTTTGAATCAGACTACAAGGAGGCCGCGGCCAGCCTGACGAAGGAATCGGCGTTTCGACGGTACAGAGTCAACCAATGGGTACAACAGCAGAATAGGTTTATATCTATGGACAAATGGGATGCGTGCGCTTTGCCGCCTCCCGAACCGCTCGAGGGCCGCGAGTGCTGGGCCGGCCTCGACTTGGCTTCGACGTATGACACCAGCGCGTTCGTCGCCATATTCCCCGACGAAAACGGCTGCTATGACGTATTGTGTCGGTTCTGGATACCGGAGGAAAACGCGAAGGAACGAGAGATACGCGACAAGGTTCCCTATACTGCTTGGCTGGCAGACCCAGAAACAGGCTTGACAGCAACGCCCGGAAACGTCACAGATTATGACTTCATCCGACGGGACATCGTCAAATTCGGCGAGACGTACAACGTCAAGCAAATCTTGATCGACAGGTGGAACGCGACACAACTGGCCGTGCAGCTTGCGTCTGACGGCTTCGACGTTCAAGGGTACTCGCAAGGGTTCGCCAGTATGTCTGGCCCGACCGCGATGCTTGAGAACCTCGTAGTATCTGGCAAGCTCAGACACAACGGCAACAAGGTGCTTGCTTCGATGGCAAACGCCGTGAACGTCAAGACTGACCCGGCCGGCAATATGCGGCCGGTCAAGCCCGTGCGAGGGTCGGTGCAACGCATCGACGGGATCGTGAGTCTCATCATGGCCCTCGGCGGGTTCTCGAAGGAAAAGCCAGAAACTAAAGCAAACCCGCAAATCTTTGTGCTATGATTGTTCGGGTATAGGAACCGCCAATGATCTCCTACGCGACCGATAGACAGGCCGGCCGGGCGAATATGCTCTGGCTCCCCTCCGCGGACCTTCGCGAATGGGAGTTCTTCGGGGGCGGTGACTTCTCGGCCCGGACGCCATCCGGCATCCGCGTGACACCAGACAATGCCCTGCAGGCCACGGTGGTACTGGCCTGCATCCGTTGCCTCGCCGAAAGCATCGCCAGTCTGACCGTTCGAGTTTTCGACGATTCCGAGGGTGAGTCGAAAGTCCCGGTCAAGCAGCACCCGCTCAACCGCATCCTCTCAGTCTCACCGAATACGTGGCAGACATCGTTTGAGTGGCGGGAGCAGATGGTCCTTCACATGGGACTATACGGGAACTCCTATTCCCAGATCATCTCTGGGCAAGCCGGCTTCGCGAGTCAGCTTGTGCCGTTGCACCCGAGCAGGATGGAAGTCGAGGAAGTCGAGCCGGGCATCCTTCGGTACATCTATACGGAGAGCAACGGCCAGCAGCTAAATCTGCCAGCCGAGGAGGTACTTCACTTCCGCTGGATGAGTGACGATGGAATCTCGGGCCTCAACCCCACCAAGATCAGCCGCGATGCCATCGCGCTCGCGAGGGCCTGCGAGATCCACGGGTCAACGTACTTCGGAAACGGAGCCCGGCCCGGTGTCATCCTGACCACCGAGAATAGCATCGACCCGGAGGCGGCGGTGCAGCTTCGGGAAAGCTGGGAAAGGATACACCGCGGGACAGACAAAGCTTGGAAAACGGCAGTCCTCAGTGACGGGCTCAAGGCCGTTGAGCTCGGCGGGAACAATCAAGAATCTCAGTACCTCGAAGTTCGCCGGTTTCAAGTCGAGGAAATCTGCCGCGTCTACCGGGTGCCACCGCACCTTGTGATGGACCTGACAAAGTCATCATTCAGCAATATCGAGCAGCAGTCGCTTGACTTCCTGCAATACACGCTGACCCCTTGGATCAAACGAATCGAAGGTGTCCTCAACCGAAGTCTCTTTGACGAAGGTTCGAGGTACTTCGTTGAGTTCGATACGTCGGCCCTTATCCGCGGTGACGCTCAGACCCGTGCTTCGTTCTACGCCTCGATGGCAAACCTCGGTGCTCTCAGTATCAACGAGATTCGAGCAAGCGAGGGTATGAACCCGGTCGACGGTGGTGACGAGCGGTTCGTGCCGCTGAATATGCAGACGCTATCGGACGCCGAGGCACCGCTCGGTCAGGACCAAGTAGACACCATCGCGTTACTCGCCGAGCGGGTCGCCAGCGGGCGATTGCCGAAGTCTGCCGCGGTCAATCTCGTACGGGCCGCGGTGCCATCGTTATCAGAGGAACGTGCAGCGTCTTTCATCGGAGACTGAAATGGCCGGCAAGTACGATCACATCAACTTCCTCCCGCCCGAGGGTGCAAAGACCGAAGCCGCCCGCGGGCTTGCGTGGCGTAAGAAACACGGACGCGGTGGGACACAGATCGGCATTGCACGGGCAAGAGACATTCGGGCTGGCAAGCGTATGTCGCCCTCGACGGTTCGCCGCATGAAGAACTTTTTCGACCGTCACGCGGTCGACAGGAACTCCAAGGGTTTCCGACCCGGTGAGGATGGTTACCCCAGCAACGGCCGGATAGCGCACGCCCTTTGGGGCGGCTCACCGGGTTACTCATTCGCCAGAAAGGTAGTCAAGCAGATGGACACGGCAGACAAACGAGCAGCCGCACGGCAAAAGAAAAAGGCCCCTCGCCGCGAGCGTCGATTCATCGAGTCGGCGACCGTCGCACCGCTGACCATTGAGACACGCCAGCAGGAGGACGGCAGCGAGGAGTCAATCGTCCGCGGCACGGCGGTGGTATTCGGCTCGGAATCTCGCGACCTGGGCGGTTTCACGGAGGTTATCTCCCCGACGTCCCTCGACCGGTTTTTCGAGAGACACGGCGGTACGCCTGACGTTGCGGCCCTCTGGAACCACGATACCGGCGAGGTCCTCGGCCGCACGCCTCGAACGCTGAAGCTGCACCGCGACCGCGATGGGCTGCACTTTGAACTGTCACTTCCTAAGTCAAGGCCAGAGGTACTTGAGGCCGTTGCTCGTCAAGACGTCCGCGGGGCGAGCTTCGCGTTCACGGTCGCCAAGGGCGGTGAAGCGTGGGCCGAGGATCGGTCGAGCGGCAAGGCCGTCAGGACGGTGAACGAGATCGACGAATTGTTCGAGATCAGTCTCGTCCTGCAGCCGGCCTACGAGGCCACCAGTGTCTCGGTCGCAAAGAGACATCTCACCGCTTGGAAAAGGAAAAGAACCAAGGCGAAGCGGGCAAAGGAACAAGAGGCCGAAAAAGTCCGCGAGCATTACACGAGGGTTGTCGCGAGCCTCAAGCATTTCGTCGAGGGCAAGCCGGATGAAAAGCGGTGACGTCTGCCGTCGGTGCCGGTCTGGCATCCTCGGTGTCTATCGAACAAGGCGAACCGGCGAGCTGTGCTGCCGGTATCTGAAATGCCCGAAGTGCGGGGCGAATGAAACGTCAGTTGTCCCGTCTGACACTATCCGTCGACGTCAGAAACTCTTACCTAAGTAGGTAAGAAACAACGACACGCCGACAGGGTCGGCCGGTATTTTTTCGGTAGGGCCTAGACCCCCGCCGACAAACCACAAGGAGTAATGCCGTGGCTGGAATGAAAACGCTGCTCGATCGAATGAGTGAGATCATCGCCGAGATGGAGATGATCGTCGAGGAAGAAGAAACGCTAATGGAGCACGGCAACGATGACCGGCTCAAGGAACTCGAAGCTGAGGCCGAGGACATCCGCTCGAAAATTGAGTACCAGCGCAAGCTGCAAGAACGCATCACGACTTACAAGAGTACCCTCGCACCGCGGTCGGCCCCAGCAGCGGCCGTTGAGGAGCGGGCCAGCGCGGAGGTTGCCGAGGTGAACCACGAGACACGCGGGGTCGAGATCGCGGCGAAGCCGTTCGCCGTTGCTCGCCGAAGTTACAACCTCCGAGCCTTCAAGGGGCCGAACGCCGAAGAATGTGCATACCGCTCGGGCATGTGGATTCGCGGCTATGTCCTCCGAGACTCGGAGTCTCGTCGGTGGTGCGAAGACCACGGCGTGGTCGCCACCCGGGCAAGCGGCTTGCCGGCTCAAGGTGAAAGTGACATCGGCCTCGGCGGGGCAGTTGTGCCAGACGAGATGGCCGACTGGATCATCAAGATGTACGAGGAATACGGGGCATACCCGCAGCACTCGTGGCGTACCCCGATGACCTCGGACAAGCTGACTATCCCCCGTCGGCTCTCAGGTCTGCAGGCCGTCCCGGTCAACGAGAACAGTTCACCGGACGCTGCCACGATGCAGTTCGATCAGGTCGACCTGACGGCCGGCATGTGGGCAGTCGTGAACCGGGTCAGCAACAGTCTCATGGAGGACAGCGTGATCAACCTCGCCGACCTCTTGGTGACTGAGGCAAGCCTCGGGTTCGCGAAGGCGTTCGACAATGCGGGCTTCCACGGCGACGGCACCGCGGCCTACAACGGCACCAAGGGCGTCTGCTGGGAGTTCGAGCAGGGAACCCACTCGGCCGGTGTCCATA